CAGTCACATTGCACAATCCAGGATAGGCTTTTTTTTGCAATCTATCAAATTGATTGGCTGTGAGTCCTTGAGGATTAAAAAGACTCTGCACATTGTTGTTCACAAGATCTGATATGTTTTGATCAGTTAACCCTTGGGCTCGCAAGGCAGCGGTCACACCCGGCGTTGAGCCATTCAGCATGCGACCTTGCCGTGCCAGTTGTTGCAACAGGCCAGCTGGAGTACCAAACTGCAACAAATTGTCAAAGGCAATGAGATCACCGGTGGCTGCCAAATCGGCGCCAAATGCAGGAAAAGCCAAGTTGACCTTGGCAATGTCTGCAGTGATCAGATTGTTTTGGTTTGAAAATGTAGGTCCCAAATAGTCAGTGCTGTTGACATTTACAGCACTGTTGATAATATTATTTGTAAGACTGATGTATCCCTGGGCGGCACCAAATGCCTGTGCAAACTTGCCAAAGTCGCCAGACCCTAAATAGGTACTGGCTGCTGTGGTAATGGTAGTGACATAGCCTGAGTTGCCCACAGTCCAAGACACATTGCTGGGCACTGAATCGCCCAAGGCAGGACAATAATTGCCTGCCACGTTGGCTCCCAATGTTTTCAAGTTGGCTAAGGTGCCTGCACTAATACTCAATGAAACATTGCTGGCCGCTTCAGAAATAGTAAACAACAAATTAGCAATGGGTGCAAGAGCATTGTAACTGGTAGTGTTATTGGCCAAGGCAGTATTGGCTGTGATTGCATTACCCGAATAAAACCCTACACCTGCTGTGAGTTGCAGTGGTGTTGCTGTTGACTGTGCCATTATGCTGCTCTCACTGTGCTAGATCCTGCCACTCTAGGATGTCCACAAGTGTCTGCATCGCCGTCGCGTATCACAGGTGAATTGCCTGCTCTTACTGTGCCTGAACCACCCGATGTCACTGCCGAACAATGAATGCCACAACCGGGTTGTCCACAGCAAGGGTGCGGTGAGACTGAAATGCCAGGTACAACAATGGGACGACCATTTACTCGCACAGAAGCCACACCCGAAGTGTTGACTCCACCTGATGAGTTTGGATCGCCTTGTCGTTGTACTGCTGGCATGTTATCCCATTAAGATTTTACTGCGCACAGGTTTGATACCTGTTGTGGCTTCCAAATAACTGTCCCCAACGTCTTCACGCACAGGGGCAATCATGGCCACGCTAGATTTATTTACCGTGACTTCTGCCTCGGGATCTGCGGTGAATAGCGAGTTCATCAACTGTATACCTTGCTGTCCAGGTACTACTGCTACAGGCTTGCTCAGCGTGTAAGTACTGCTGTCAAATGCTGTGATTTTTGCCACTATTTCCTCACCATACCCCATGCGCATGGTGTATGTTTTTCCTGTTTCAACCATTTAGTTTCTTTCTAAGTTCGTTAAATCCACCTACATACTCTTCATCCAAGAAGATTTGTGGCACTGATCTGGCAGTTGGTACTGCTTCTAATAATTGTTCACGTGTCCAGTCTTGACTGATGTTGCGTACTTCATATTCAATGCCTCGACTTTCCAACAGGCCTTTGGCCTGTTCGCAAAAGGCGCATTGGTCTCGGGACCATACTATGGCTTTCATTTTGTTTTCCTTTTGGGCTCTACTTTAATAATGCATGGTGAATCAATGCGATCTGACATGGCTTTGACACCATCTGCCCAGGCATGCATTTTCACTGACAACCAGTCTAAAAATTGCACTCTCAGGCAGCGATTCTTTTCTTCAATCCGTTCAAACTTGCTCATCACATTGCGAATGTTTTGAAAATCTTCCGACTCTCGTATTGCAGTATTGGGTTTGTACATATTGTTTCCTTTTATAAATCTGGTAATTCGTCGTAGTCAAGTTGATCTGACATCACCCCGATAACGTAATTTGTGCTCTCATTCTCTTGCAAGGCCGTCTGCTTCTTGCTGGTGTCCACATGCTTCATGAACCAAGGGATTGGTGTACTACGAGGTGCAGGTTCTTGATACTTGATACCAATCTCTTTGAGTGCGCCCACGGCTGTGTAGTCCACAAAGTCTTTGAGAATGTTGGCATTGAGTCCAATCACCGGACCTTTCTGGAACAGGTAGTCGGCCCAGGCCTTTTCTTCACGGATCACATCCAGGTACAGTTGATACACTTCGGCTTCACATTCTGCCTTGGCAGCGGCAAAGCGTGGATCTTCTTTGACCACTTGATTGATGATCCAAGCAGTCCAGTCCTTGTGCAGAATTTCATCTTGCAGGATCAGACTGATGATGTTGCCATTGCCAATAAAGATACGATTCTCAACCATGGCCAGGCTTGTGGCAAAGCTGACCATGAAGCGGAATGCTTCCAGTGCGTAACTTGCGTTGAGTGCCAACCAAATAGCCTTGACGTGCGCTGCTTCTTTAACTGGAACTTCCAATTCCTTCTCACAGTTGACCATGTGCAGGTGATCGTAGTATTTGCCCACACTGGATGCCATGTCTACAATTTCTTTGCTATCATGAATGGTGTTGAACACATCCTTAGGCACGTTGTAGATATTACGAATGATGTGGCTGTATGAACGACTGTGGATGTTGGTTTCAAAGAAACTCCAGTTGTACATCAGGGCTTCCAGTTCAGGAATGCCTACCACAGGAGTAAACACCTGTGCTGGTCCACGTCCTTGCAAACTGTCTAGTGCTGTTTGTCTTAATAGATTGCTGGTAAAGATATGTTTCACAGTGTCACTTGCTTCCTTGAAATCATTGGCATCCTTGGTCAATGACACTTCTTCAGGAATCCAAAAGAAGCCACGTGCTTCTTGTTCGAACTTCACAAGTTTGTTGTACTTGACTTCTTCAAAGCGTTGGATAGTGACAGGACCTGCTGGGTCAAGAAACATCTTGCGATGTAAGTAATCTGTTTTGGTGGCTAGGTTGTATTGTGCTTGGCTCATGTTTTTTCCTTTATTTTATATGAGATTTTTCCTGTGCGGAGGTCATGTTCCACTATTACTCGGCTGTTGGGAGAGTTTATCACGGCAGGGTTTGCTGATGGTTTCCAATGTCCAGTATCCAAGTAAAGTCTATCACTGCTGTGTTGCATGCCTGCTCTCGGCACAATCAACACTGGTTGATTGAATGTTTCTACTTGAAGTGCTTTAACGGGATTGTCTACAAATGTTCCATTGGCATCAACCACATATCGACCAGCATAGGTGTTGTTGGTGGCCCAGTCTATGTAGGTTGGCATGGGTGTTAGTTCTGTGACACCATTGGGCAAACTTGCTTTTGGTTTGATAGATTTATTGTATTTCTTTGACAGCAACAAATTGACGTATGACACAAATCGAGAATCAATGTCCACTCCTGGCGAGAAATAATTTTTTTCATGTGCTTGAATCAAACTGCTGGCAATGTCTGCGGATATTGGTACAGCATAGATTTCTAAAAAATACTGTCCAGGCAAAAATTGCTGGCCTGGTTGTCTAGGCAAACTGTTGTAGAGCCCTTCGCCCCAGATGTTGTCGTCTACGGTCTCGGTAAACACTATGGTCTGACCATGCTCACAGGTATGGTCGTAGCGTCGATTGATCAAGGTGATGCGATCTTGTAGTTTTAGTACCCTAATTACTTCACAGCCTAGGCGATAACGATCAGGATCTGATTCGTAGGCCACAATGCTGCGGGCGCCATGTTTTAAGGCCAACATGCTCAACAGTCCTGTACCAAAGCCAATCTCCACACAGTGTTGATCATGAACCTCAGTCAGTATTTGATCGTAGAATTGATTTCGCGAGATGTCATTTAACATGGAGAGATATACCCCATCATGATTTTCAAAATCAACGCGATTTAAAAAGTCCATGATTATAGTTCGCAAAATTTGCGGTTGTCTACATCATTAAAATTGATTGCAAACATTTTATTTTACTTTTACAAAGTCTTTTATTTGATCTGCAGTCATATTGCCTACATGGCGTTTGACTTCAATCTCGCCATCCACTATGACCATGGTAGGCAGTCCGCGAATGTTGTACTTCTTGGCCATTTCGGCGTTGTGGTCTGCATCAATTTCCTCAACTTCAAATGGAATTTCTTCCTTGATTGATTCAATTGTCTTTGACAACATCTTGCATGGTCCACACCAATCTGCATAAAATTTTAATATTTTCATCTCGTTTGTTTCTTTATAGTTTGCAACTTTCGCAGTCTTCCGCATCATCAAAGTCTATGACTTCTAATGGTGCTTCTTCTTTGGCTGCTTTGGCGCCTTGCTTGTTGATCAGGCTGTAATAGAATGTCTTGATACCCCAATGATGTGCTTGCATCAAGTTCTTGGCAATCAATGTTGTGGGCACTTTGCGATCTGGCCAGTGTGCAGGATTGTAGAATGTGTTGGTGCTGATACTCTGATCAATGTATGCTGCCAACACAGCCGCTGTTTTCAAGTAGCCAACACAATCCTTTTGCTGCCACATCAATTGATATCGATTCTTTAACTTGTGGTATTCGGGCACCACTTGTGTGAGACTACCTGCTTTTGATTCTTTAACTGAAATCAGGCTCATGGGCATTTCAATACCATTGGTCGAGTTGATCACAACACTTGAACTCTCAACAGGAGCCACAGCCATCAAGGTGGCGTTGCGTACACCGTATGCTCGCATGTTGCCACGCAGGGTGTTCCAGTCCAGCGCAGGGTCAGGTGTGAAGTCAGTTAGTTCGTTCACCCCTTTGGCTCGGAGTTCCCAAGGAAAGATTCCTTTGCCATAACGTGTCTTGTCGCTGTCCTTGCAACGACCACGTTCTCGGGCCAGTTCCACAGTGGCTTCGGTCAGATAGTATGCTTGGTGCTCCATCCATGACTTGACTTCTGCCAAGGCATCCTTTTCTCCATATTCCAGGCCACGTTTGGCGTGCCAGTAAGCCAGATTTGTAATACCAATACCAAGTGGCTGGATTTCATCGTTGCTTAGTTGACTTTGAATACTCAAAAAGTCCTGGTAATCTAATATGTTGCAAAGGCTGCGTTGAAGCACACGACAAGCTCTGCGCATGTCTTCAGGATGACGGAACGCACCCCAGTTGATTGATCCCAAGGTACACAATGCAATACGACCTTCTGGATCGTCCAGACGTTTGAATGGCCGGGTAGGCAACAAGATTTCACAGCAGAGATTGCTTTGGTAAATGGTATGATATTCAGGATCAAACGGTCCTTGGTCCATGACGTTGTCAATGAACACTAGATAGATACGTCCAGTATCGGTTCGTTCCTTGAGAATACCACTTTTGAAAACTTCCTCCGCAGCCATCGTTTTCTTACGGAGGCCGGGCGTTTTTTCATATTTGATATAAAGTTCTTCAAAGCGAGCGGTGTCTTGATAAAATGCTTCATAAAGGTCTGGTACTTGGTTTGGATCAAAGAATGTGATGTTTTCTTTGTTCTTGAATCGGCGCCAAAAGAATGCACTCAGCACCACACCATAGTCCATGTGTCGTACTCGTGTTTCTTCTGTGCCTTGGTTGTTTTTGAGCACAATGAGATCATCGAACTGCAAATGCCATATGGGATAGAACACAGTGGCTGACGCATTACGAATACCACCTTGTGAACATGAACGTAGGTCGCCAAACCACTTTTTCAAGAAAGGAATCATACCGGTGTGCATGATTTCACCACCGCGAATGGGGCTACCCAAAGGACGCAGTCTTCCAATCTCCAGGCCAATGCCAGCACGTTTGCTGGCATACTTGGCCATCATCTCACCGCTGGCAAATATACTATCCAAGTCATCGTCTGATCTAATAAGAACACAACTGCTAAACTGCTTAGTAGGAGTACCAAGCCCAGCCAACACAGGTGTGGCCAGAGTGAAGAGTCCGTCACTGGCTGCTGTGTAGTATTCTTTGATATAGCGCATGCGAGCTGTGTTAGGTTCTTCTTTATGGAATACCGTGGCAGCAGCCACCATGTATCTAACTTGCGGAGTTTCATATGTTTGTCCTGTGCTACGGTTCTTTACTAGGTATTTTTCAATCAGTTGCTCTACTGCGGCATAACTGTATGATTCATCCTTGGCATGATCAATCATGTCATGCATACGGTTCCAGTCGTCCTCTGAGTACCATTCTAGGAGTTCGGGAGTGTACAGGCCAGTGGCCACGTTGGTCTTCACGATCTCATACAAGTGGGGAGGATCGTAGGAACCGTATACGTCTTTGCGTAGCATGCTGAGTCGCTGTTTGCCTGCCACATACTGATAGTTGGTGTGCCCAACATCAGGATTTGATTCTACGTCAATTAGATCCACAATGGCACGTAGGGTAATACCGTCGATCTCTTTGGTGGTAATACCGTCATAAAAGTGCAACTGTGCTTTGATCTCTACCATGCTTTGACTAACGTCTGCTATGCCTGCACATACTTTGGCAATTTGCGTCTGCCATTTTTCCAAGGCGAGCGGTTCTCTATGCCCACTACGCTTTACAACTGTGATGCTTTTCATTTTATCCTAACGAATTTTTTGTTTTACTTGTTCTTGACTGACACGCCGCCGGGGTTTTGACCGCCCCAGGCTGATATTTACGACTTGATCAGGATCCCAATTCAGTATATATTTCTCTTTGTTGACCAGGACTAAATTGTCGCTTTGATACTCAATCATGCAAGCATCTTGCAGATCCGCACGGTCTAGCATAGCTATAGTATACATGATTCCCAGGCCTCTTGCAACCGGGCAATACTGATTGTCACTCAACAATTGCCAAGGATCTGGCCAATCTTGCTGATCGTCCCAGTGCAAATGATAGGCTGTCCAAGGAGTTTGGAACCACCAGGTGTTGATTTTGATCAAAGCAGGCTCTGAGTCCAGTGTCAGACATTGCTGTCTTAACTGTGCCCAACTCTCCAGCCGCTCACTGAAGTCTCTAGGCCACATTGTGTTTAATAGCTACGACCCAGGTGTGTCAAACTGTAGTAGATTACACCAGCAGCTCG